AAGAACTCGTGAACTGAATACAGGTGTTCCATACAAGTTTAAAATCTATAAAACATTCAAATCTCCATTCCCAATGATAAAAAACAAAACCACCACGTCTTCATGCAAGACAAAGAAACTTGAGGACATTTTTCATGCTCGTTACGCACATGTCCGTGCACCCAATGGTGAATTTTTTGATATAGACCCAGACACGGTTATAGATGAATTTGGAGTGGATATTGATTATCTAACCAGGTGCCAAGAGCAAAGACCTGAATTGGCCGATGAGTATCTTGACTTGATGTTAGAAGAGGCAAAACTTAAAAGTAAGTTGGACAAAATGAGGACCTAAGTTAGAGTTTTGAGTTGTAATAAAATCAAGAAAATATGGAGAGTGTCCAAAAACTCACCCACATCGAACACATTCTCAAGAGACCTGACTCGTATGTCGGTCCAGTCGAGCAGGGTACCGAACCCTACTGGATCCTCGATGGTGACAAGTTCTCCAAGAAGAACCTCAAGTACTCCCCAGCTCTCTTGAAAATCTTTGATGAAATCCTCGTCAACGCCATCGACCGCAATTCTCTCCATCCCAAACATGTGAGTTCCATCTCCGTCGCCATCGACAAGGATGTGGGTTCAGTGACTATCGAGAATAATGGCCCCCTAGGTGGTATCGGTGTTCGCATGCATGAGAAGGAAGGTCTCTGGAACCCCGAACTCGTCTTTGGTCATCTCCTCACGAGTACCAACTATGACGACTCTCAAAAGAGGATTGTCGGGGGTCGCAATGGCTACGGTGCCAAGTTGGCGAACATCTACTCTACCGATTTTTCCGTCATCATCAAGGATCATGAGACGAAGCAGACCTATACTCAAAAGTGGTCGAAGAATATGACCGTCTGTGACCCACCAAAAATCAAAAAACATTCGGGTGCCACATCATCCGTCTCTATCACTTTCACACCCGAGTGGAAGAGGTTTGGAATGTCCAAGATGGACGATACCATCTACAACATTTTCCAGAAACGAGTTTGGGATGCGAACATCTGTACGACTCAGAACTGTAAAGTGAAGTTCAACGGTGATGTTCTCCCCAAACAAAACTTTGAAGCCTATGCCAAGATGCATGAAGGTGTTCAAGAAGTTGCCTCTGTGACTGGAGACCGTTGGTCGGTGTGCATTGGACCCTCGGAGAATGGACTCGAGCAAGTCTCTTTCGTCAATGGCATCTGTACCATGAAAGGTGGTACCCATGTCGACCATGTCGCCAACCACATTGCCAATGGAATCATCGATGACATGGCGAAGAAGATTAAGCTGAAACCTCAACAGGTGAAGAACGCTTTTACCATCTTCGTGAAGGCAACCCTCGAGAACCCAACCTTCTCGAGTCAGGTAAAGTCTGAGTGTACTTCGAAGGCTCCCGACTTTGGTTCGAAGTTTGAACCCCCGAAGAACTTTGTGAAGAATGTTCTCAAGACTGGTATCGCCGATGAACTCACAGCACTCTCGAAGTTCAAGGAGATGAAGGAACTCAAGAAGACTGATGGAGCCAGAAAGTCTAAGATTACTGGTATCCCCAAACTGGATGACGCGAACAAGGCTGGTACGGCACAATCTGGGAAGTGTACACTCATCGTGACGGAGGGTGACTCGGCAAAGACTCTCGCTGTCGCTGGCCTCTCTGTGGTGGGTAGAGACCACTATGGTGTCTTCCCCCTCCGTGGTAAATGTAAGAACGTCAGGGACTCTTCGGTGGCACAGTTGACCTCCAACCAGGAGTTCAATGACCTCAAGAAGATTTTGGGACTTCAGCAGGGTAAGGAGTACACGAGTGTGTCCGAGCTTCGGTATGGTCGTCTCATGATTATGACTGACGCGGATAACGATGGAAGTCACATCAAGGGTCTCATCCTCAACATGATTCACTACTTCTGGCCGAGCCTCCTCAAGTTGAACTTTGTGGTTTCGATGGTAACACCAATCATCAAGGCAACCAAGGGTTCTGACACCAAGTCTTTTTACACCGACTCAGCTTTCAGAACATGGTACGGTTCGGGGAAACAGGGGTGGAAAATTAAGTACTACAAGGGTCTCGGTACTTCCACGAGTGCTGAGGCTCGTGAATACTTCAAGAAGATTCAAGACCTCACTGTGAAGTTTGATATGGATACGATGACAGATGACTCCATCGTTCTCGCATTTGATAAGAAGAAGGCGGATGCACGTAAGTCTTGGCTTCTCGAGAGTACTGCCAAAGATGCTGACCAACTCGAGATACCTTATGGCAACGTAAAGCAGTTAGATATCACTGACTTTGTACACAAGGACTTAGTGAACTTCAGTCTCGCAGACCTCAAGCGCTCTATCGCCCATGTGGCAGATGGACTCAAACCTTCCCAACGTAAGGTCATGTACTCGTGTTTCCAGAAGAATCTCACCGCAGAAATGAAGGTGGCGCAGCTGGCAGCCTATGTGGCTGAGAAGAGTGCGTATCACCATGGTGAAGTTTCCCTCGCGGAGACGATTGTGAAGTTGGCCAACGACTACATGGGTTCGAACAACATCAATCTCCTCGAACCTTGTGGTCAGTTCGGTACACGTTTGATGGGTGGTAAGGATGCGTCTCAGACGAGGTACATCTTCACGAAGCTTACCAAGGAGGCTCGAAAACTCTTTGACCCTAAGGATGACGCCATCCTCAATTACTTGGACGATGATGGTCGTTCCATCGAACCAGACTTTTACATGCCGACCCTACCTATGGTTCTCGTGAATGGGACGGAGGGTATTGGGACGGGGTTCAGTTGCTATGTGCCACCATTCAACCCCGATGACATCAAGGAAAACATCAAGCGGGTATTGGGTGGTGAAGAGCTTGTACCTATGAAACCATGGTTCAGGGGTTTCAAGGGTAAAGTGTACAAGGATGAAGGTGGTCTTTGGGTGACTGAAGGTACGTGGAGAGACACTGGCTCCAGACTCAAAGTGTCAGAACTCCCTCCAGGTCGTTGGACTCAGGATTACAAGGAGTATCTGGATGGTCTCGTCGAGAAGAAGATGATTACGAGCTACACAAACAACAGTACCACCGAGGATGTTGACTTTGAAATCTTTGGGTACAACGGTAAAGACCTGGTGAAAGATCTCAAGATGAGGAAGACGTTCCATGTCTCCAATATGCACCTGTTCCACCCCACAAAGGGAATCCACAAGTACGAGAGTCCCGAGGAGATTCTTCAAGACTTTGTGGAGTTGCGACTCGAACACTACAAGAAGAGAAAGGCGCACCTCATCGATGTTCTCGAAAAGAGGGCTGAGATGTGTGGACACAAGTCAAAGTTTGTGACGATGGTCATCGAGGGAAGGTTGGTGGTGTTCAAGAGGAAGAAGGTGGACCTAGAGAAAGAGATGTCTGCGACATTCCCGAAGATTGATGGTTCGTGGGATTACCTTCTCAACACGAAGACAGTCGAGTACACAGAAGAACGCGTCAAAGCGCTCATGGACGAAGCGAGACAGGCGAACGTAGAACTTGAGCGTATGTTGAAGACAAGTCACGTGACAATGTGGAAAACGGATATTAAAAATATGTGAGTAGTAGATAGATATGGGTGAAGCCGCTAAAATTTCCCTGAAGGCTATTGGAAAGCAGGATACACACCTCCTTTCCAAAGACCCTAAAGATTCTTTATTTAAATACAGACTCGACCAATTTTCGAATTTTATGAAGATACATAAAAGTAGAGTGGTGACAAAACCTGCGACAAGTACTTCATGGCCGTTTGGTGAAGTGATAAAAGTTGAATACAATCCAAATCAGATGGAAGATTTATTAAGCGATATGTGGATTAAAATAACATTACCAAAACTTGATAATACCACTAACTACCCCGATCAAGTGTCATCGCATATCATTAAGGGTATAACAATGTTTGTTGATGGTATAAAACTAGAAGAATTGACTGATGACTGGAACTTTATGTATAACGAACTTTACCTAAATGATACCCAACATGAAGCGAATCAATTACTCACCAATAATGGTTTTGAATATACATATTTTGGGTCACAGGGAGGTACTCTGGGCTACTTGAAACGAGATATTCTCATACCACTTCACTTTTTCTTTTCTAGGAAGTATGACAGTGATGATAACAGGCC